GTTAAAACACAGTATGAAGAACAAATTGCAGCTTTAAAAAAACAAATCGTTGAAGGCGAAGAAAAATTTAAAGGTGCAAAAAATAAACTTGATGAAGTTTATAAAAAGAAAGAAGAGCAACGAAAACAAGAGTTAGAAGATCAAGGACAATGGAAAACTCTTTGGGAAGAAGCAAATAAAACAAATCAAGAAAAAGAACAAAAAATTTCTACTTTGTCTCAACAATTAGAAGATATGAAAACTTCTAATGAAGTAGCATCTACAAAACAAACAGCACTTGCAGCTATTAGTAATCAAGGTGCTATAAATGCAGAACAGATGCTTTCTTTGTTGCAAGGTAAATTACAAAAAAATGCTGAAGGCAAAGTTGTTGTTCTTAATGGTGGAGTAGAACAAGATTTAAATTTATACCTTACAAGTCTTAAAAATCCTGGAAGTGGTTATGAACATCATTTTAAGCCAAGTACTGCTGCTGGAATGGGTGCAAAACCAAGTCCCGTTGGAAATGTGTCAGGTGGCTCAGAAAATCCATGGAAGACTGGCAATTTGACGCAACAGCTTATAATGGAGAATGAGAACCCCGATCTCGCATCTGTGATGAAGAGAGAGGCTCAAACAAAATAGTTAGTTTCTGTGAAACTAATGCCTTAATCCGTGATTAGGGTATCGCAAAAGTAACAAGGTGATCTGAATGGCTGCTCCATTTCAGAATTATTCGGGCGGTGTCCTATTAGCGGATATCGTAAAGAGAAATAATCTCAGCACATACGTTTCCGAAGCTATAAAAGAGCGTAGTGCATTTTTACAATCTGGTGCTATCACTCGTAATTCATTATTGGATGCAAGTGAAGGTGGTACTAGAATTCAAGTT